CACGTTTAGATTACGTTAGGAAGTACTACGATGCAATCTCAAAGCACAAAATCAACATTCCAACCCCCATCATGGCGGGAGTGCGAACGCCACTTAGACAATACGCTAGTTGTGTTCTGGTTGATGTTGATGACACCCTCGATAGTATCTTTACTAGCGATATGGCTATTGGCAGATATGTTGCACAAAGGGCGGGTATCGGTATCAACGCAGGTCGAATCCGTGGTATCAACAGTAAAATACGAGGTGGCGAAGTCCAGCACACTGGCGTTGTACCGTTTCTCAAAAAGTTTGAAGCAACTGTCCGTTGTTGCACGCAAAATGGTATACGAGGAGGAAGCGCGACAGTCCACTTCCCAATCTGGCACCAAGAAATCCAAGACATTATAGTACTAAAAAATAACAAAGGAACCGAAGATAATCGTGTTCGTAAACTAGATTACTCAATTCAAATCAGTAAGATTTTTTATGAAAGATTTATTCAAGATGGTGAAATCACGTTGTTCTCTCCACATGATGTACCTGGATTGTATGATCGCTTTGGATACCCTGAGTTTGACGATCTCTATGTACAATATGAGAACGATCCGTCCATTCCGAAAAAGACTGTCAAAGCGCAAGAACTCATTCTTGATCTCCTCAAAGAACGTGCTGAGACAGGTCGTATCTACATCATGAATATTGACCATTGCAATTCTCATTCATCCTTCAAGGATAAAGTTGAGATGAGCAATCTGTGTCAAGAAATTACTCTTCCTACCAAACCACTTCAGCATATCGATGCAGAAAATGGCGAGATTGCATTATGCATTTTATCGGCTGTGAATGTTGGTAAGGTTAAGTCTGATGAGGAGTTAGAAAATCTTTGTGACTTGTCTGTACGTGCTCTTGATGAACTGATTGATTATCAGCAATATCCAATTATTGCCGCTGAGATTGGAACTAAAGCACGTCGTTCTCTTGGGATTGGATTTATTGGTTTAGCACATTATCTTGCTAAACTTGGTTGTAAGTATGATAGTCAAGAAGCATGGGATGCTATTCACGGACTTTCTGAAAGTTTCCAATACTTCCTATTGAAGTCTTCTAATCAACTTGCAAAAGAAAAAGGAGCATGTTCAGCATTCCAGAATACTAAGTATGCAGATGGCATTCTGCCAATCGATACATATAAGAAGGATGTAGATGAAATCACTTCTATTTCTTTAGAGCATGATTGGGAAACTCTTAGAACATCCATCGTGGAACACGGTCTCAGGCACTCAACACTGTCCGCACAGATGCCATCGGAGAGCAGTTCCGTTGTGTCAAACGCAACGAACGGTATCGAACCACCTAGAGATTACCTGTCCGTTAAGAAATCTAAGAAGGGACCACTCAAGCAAATCGTTCCTCAGTATCATACGCTTAAAAACAATTATACGCTTCTGTGGGATATGCCTAGCAACCGTGGTTATATTAACACTGTTGCTGTGATGCAGAAGTTTTTTGACCAAGCAATTTCTGGAAACTGGTCTTATAATCCACAAAACTATTCTGACAATGAAGTTCCAGTGTCTGTTATGGCACAAGACTTTTTGACTACATATAAGTATGGGTGGAAAACAAGTTATTATCAGAACACTTATGATAACAAGAGCGACGAAATAGATCATAAGCCTGATATCAAATCACTAGTATCTGAACTACTGAATACCAATGAAGAAGAAGACTGCGAATCGTGTAAAATCTAATAAATTTAGGATCAACCCACCGCAACCCACAAAAATGGCCATCGACGGAATGACCGTTTTTAATGATGCTCAAGTTGATACAAAAAAAGAACCAATGTTTTTTGGACAACCATTAGGTATCCAAAGATACGATAGCTACAAATACCCAGTATTTGAAAAACTAACCAATCAACAACTTAGTTATTTCTGGCGTCCAGAAGAAGTATCCTTGCAAAAGGATCGTAGCGACTACCAGACACTAAGAGACGAACAAAAACATATCTTTACTTCTAATTTAAAGTATCAAGTTCTTCTTGATAGTGTTCAGGGTCGTGGACCTAGTATGGCATTTGCACCATACTGCTCATTACCAGAACTAGAAGGTGCTATGAAGGTATGGGAATTTATGGAGATGATCCATAGTCGTTCTTATACTTACATTATCAAGAATGTTTATTCGGATCCTTCTGAAGTCTTTGATACAATCTTAGATGATCAAAAGATTTTGGATCGTGCTAAAAGTGTAACCGAATCTTATAATGATTTTATCAATGCTGCTCATGCATATGATAGTGGTAATCAGTGGAAGTTTGTGAGTGAGGGTGTACCTTCTGCTAGAAATGAACTTTACGAACTAAAGCGTAAACTTTATAGAGCAGTTGCTAATGTTAACATCCTTGAAGGTATTCGCTTTTATGTTTCGTTTGCATGTTCATTTGCTTTTGGTGAACTAAAAGTAATGGAAGGATCTGCAAAGATTATTTCCCTAATTGCTAGAGATGAAAATCAGCATCTTGTACTTACTCAAAACATTTTGAATAAGTGGAAAGAAGGTGATGATGCTGATATGCAACAGATTGCAAAAGAGGAAGAAGAAAACATTGTTGCAATGTTTAGAAAGGCAGTTGATCAAGAAAAGGAATGGGCAGATTATCTATTCCAAGATGGATCAATGATTGGTCTGAACCAAAAACTCCTTAGTTCTTATGTTGAATGGATTGCTAATCGTCGTATGAAGGCGATTGGACTGAAACCAATCTATGATATTTCTTCTAAGAACAATCCACTTCCTTGGACTGAGCACTGGATTTCTTCTAAGGGTCTTCAAGTTGCTCCACAAGAAACAGAAGTAGAAAGTTACTTGGTTGGTGGTATCAAACAGGACATGAAAAAGGATACATTTGCTGGTTTCCAACTTTGACTAAATACCACGAAAGGGGTATTTTTTATGCGTCCACAATCTGCTAAAGCGAAAGGCAGAAGATTGCAACAATGGGTTCGTGATCAACTGATTGAGCATCTTGAAGTGCATCCTGAAGACATTGAAAGTCGTAGTATGGGAGCAGGTGGCGAAGATCTTATCATGGCAAGGGATGCTAGGCAAAAGTTTCCATTTTCAATAGAATGCAAGAACCAAGAGAAACTAAATATTTGGGACGCATACGAACAGGCTTGTTCTAATTGTAAAGACTATGAACCTATAGTTTTTATCAAAAAGAACGGTAAAAAACCTTTAGTTGTATTGGATGCGGAATATTTTATCAAAACCAGGAGTATAAAATGAGTTCAAAATTAATTAATTTTTTCAAATTTTATGATGAGCAAAATCCTAACCACGTTGCTGCGGTTGGATTATTTGCTGAAGCACTTCCAGCAGAGTTGAAAGCGCAAAATGCTGCTTGGGTTTCAAAATATCGTGGTGGTAATGCTGCTGGCGGTGCAGTAGATCTTCATAAGTTCTTCCAGTTTTTCTCTGAGAAGAATGCTAACCATGTTGCTGGACTTGAATTACTTGAGCAAGTAGCACCTAAAGAATTACTAGTTGATGATGGCGCTGGCGCAAATAAAGATGCAGCATGGATTGAAAAGTTTAGAACTAAGCCACCAACTCCAGCAGTTCTAGCAGTACCTTATTTCAATCAGGTTGATAATTACAGAGATGCACATAGAACTTGTAACAGTTCAGCGTGCGCTATGTGCCTTGCTTTCCTCAAGCCAGGAAGTATTACGGGCGATGATGAGTATGTTAAGAAAGTATTTGCGATTGGCGATACTACAGATCATGCGGTACAAACAAAGGTACTTGCAGGTTATGGAGTTAAGTCACACTTTAGTTACAATCTTTCTTTTGCTGATATTGATAAAAGTCTTGCTGCTGGGAAACCTGTCGTTATTGGCATCCTTCATCGCGGTTCTTTATCTGCACCTACTGGTGGGCACATGTGTGTTGTAATTGGCAAGAAAGGCGATGGATATGTGATCAACGATCCTTATGGTTCATGTAATGATGGTTATCAAGGACCAGTAACGAACGGTAAAGGCACTGTCTATAGTAAGGCAATGCTCAAAGCACGTTGGTGTCCAGGTGGTAATGATGGATGGGGTCGTATTTTCGATTGAGAAAAACGTTAACCTAACTCACATCTAAAATGGAAGAAACAAAAAAAGACAAATGTATGGCTACTATTATTCGTGTTGCTATTTTGAGTTGGTCTGCTGCTCTCCTAACAGCTAGCTATGCAGGTATGCTATCTAAGATGGATCCTACCTTTATTGCTACAGTCTTTACAGCATCCGCTGCCACATTTGGTATCAATACTATGAAAAAAAGTGGAGAAGATGAAGAGAAGAAGAAGTAATTACTTCTCGTGAAATTCTTTATACTGCCTTTGTTTATCTTTTTTCTGTTCTTTCTTGAGTGACTTATTGATTTTTTTCAGAGAAGCACTCTTTTCAAAAGCAAAATATACTTGAAGTTCATAAGGGGTAAGATCTTTTTTCAAAAGTTTCTTACCCCTTACTAGTATCTGTTGCACGATAGGTTTCATTTTACCTACCATCCATTCCACCAAGGATTTGCCAACAAGAGCTGCAGCAACAGAAGCAGTAGCAGTGGTGCCAGCAAGTATAACCTGTTCTTTTGGAGGAACTGGAACTTCCCCGACGATTGGTACTTCAATGACGGGCACTCCTAGATTAGTTTTGGGGGCATCATCGGAAATAATCCGATTATCCTGTATATTTTGAACAGGAATTTGTGGTAGTATAGGTTTACTATCTGGTAATACTCTAGTCTTTTCTTCCTGTTGCTGCTGTTGCTCTTTTTGTTTTTCTGCATTTACAGCAGCATCAAACTCTTCCTGTGTTGGTACATTGATTACAGGATATTTGATTGATGGATCTGGCATACGAAAGACTGGTAATGCCAAACCGCGACTAACTGGGGGTGGTGTTTGTTGTATTACTGGTGCATCTATTGTAGGAATTACACTTGGACCTTGAACACCAATATTATCAATTTTGTTTATTGGCACTTGGATACCTCACAACTACATCAGCACAGATCTTATAGTATGGACTGTCTGGATGAAATGTAATACCAGACTTGATTGCTTCACCACATTTCAATAACCTGACTAATTCAAAGTCAAGTCTTGCTTTATCTGCTTCAGCTTGTTGTCTAGCAATCTCAACCTTTGCCCTTGTCTTACAGATTTCTTGTAGTGATCCATCAAGAGGAAAATTAAAACCAAAACTCATACCAGCGTTACCATTATGAGTTTGATATGTTGTGGGATCATTATTACCACTTAGATTTCCTAATACAAATGGAGAAACACTTATTGTTGGTCCTTGACAACTAACTCCTGATCCGTAGGTGTTAACTGCGAACGGACCTTGTAAGACTTGGACAGCTTGGTTAGTAACATTACCTGTAGCGGAAGCACTAGGACCAGCGATATTAGTATTAGAAGGAGCAGATTGAGCGTAAACCGTGCCATAAAAAAGAAATGCTATTGAG